GAAAGGCTTGTGTGAGAGCGTTAAACGCCCCCACCGCTTGCTGAGTGCTCGCCGTTACCTGTAGATTTGTCGCCATTCGCCAGTTCCAAGTACTTTGTATCCATCACGCCTATCATCTCAACGAACGTGTCGATCGACACAGTTGGAAGTCCGAAGAGATTGATGAACGACCATATTTCAGACAATTGGATGGGGTTTAACGCCATCCCCGCAGTCCTCCTACTGGCCAGTACGTTGTAGGCAAAGATGAATTCTTGGGTAACAGCTGAGTTGGTTTTAGGTCGATTTAAGAGAGCTGTTGGGACACGGCCTGTATCGTCCGCAATCTTTTCCAACTTCTTAAGTCGTGGACCCCATTCATGGTCCCACTCAACCCAGCTGGTTAGGAGTTTCCCAGCTCTTCGACCTCCGCATTCTTGAAGTTGGTCAACTCCATGGCGAAACCGCTGACGAAGTCACGGAATTCGGCGTTGCCCATCAGCGATCTGAAACAGTTGTCGCTGGAGTACGGCACTTCGGTCTTGTCTTTCTTGGTCGTAACCTTGCGCCAGTCAAGCACCAGTCCTTCGGCCATCGCTCGACACAAAACTTTCTTGTTCACCTCCGGATCGAGGGTGCCGTTCTCGATCTTCCGGCGGTGTGGTTGTTGCAGTCGGGCAAGTGCCCGCTGAAACTTCATGTTCGACATGTGGGCAATCAGGAATTCAGATCCCTCGAACTCCTCCCACACGCCAGAGTCAGTGGATGTCAGGTCAGCATCAAAGTCCATAATTATGTTCCTACGACCGTTACACGGCCGGGGTGGATTGCAGCCGAATGACTCGGCCGGACGTCCCGTCGTAGAGACCGCGCCACTTGGCGGCGAACATCACGTCGGTATTCTTGCCACCGGCGACGACTTCGCCGGTCTCGAATTTCGCACGCTGAATATCGAACCCGTACCGATTGCCGAGTTCGTCCACGATGTCAAATGAGAAATCGAATTCAGTGCCCTTGCGAAACTTCTTGTAATTCGTACCTTCTTCGAAGTAGAATTCCATGTCACCGGTCACTTCGAAGGTGCCCAGTTTCATGTTTCGAGCCGAGATTGAGCCAATGCACATGATGGCCCGAACGTTGTTCTTGATGACCAAAGAGAGCTTGCTGATACAGCCAGAATACGGCACGCCCTCGATCATGAAATTCTGAATGTTCGTGATGGCGTTCATCGGCGGCGTCGTGGGCGCAGCCACCAGGGTGGCGCCAGCGATCTGAACTTCGGACGTCTCCATGTTCATCGCCATGAGCGAGAACGAACCTTCGACGATCTTGCCGAGTTCCATCTTCAGATTGAGCGATTCAACCAAGCACCCTGTGTAGGTGTGGAACTGTTCCGGCACCATGTCGGAAAAGTGTTTCTGAATGGTGAACGACGTCCGCGTCGTACCATTCACCAAATCAGCAGTGCCGCCGCTCGGAGCGCCCCAGGTATTACAGAACAGTCCTTCGAACAGATCATCGTACGAGCCAAACGATAGTTCTGTATTGATGTCGCCCGCAGCTGCCGCAGACACCTGAACCAGATCCGTCTCCACACGAGTGGGCGTGATTTCTGCCGACTTTGTGTTCTCGATGTTGAAGTTGAGCGATTCACCAGTGAATCGAGTCTGAGTCAACGTGGTGGTGGAAGAATCTGCACCGCCCGACATCACTGATCCTCCCCAAGCCGCGTTGGTGCTCGTCTCAGTGGTGGCGTACGAGTTTGGTGTCACGCCCGCGTTGATCGCTCGAATCGAGAGCGTCGTAGCATTTGACGCAGTCGCCTCGACGCCGGTATGAGCATTCGTGGCCGTGGCAAAGTCCGTGCCCTCGACGCCGGAACCATCGACGTTGATGGCATTTTTCAGATTCAGCAACGAAGCAGTGAGGTCCGCACCGATCTTGACGTGGCCGTCGACGTTCGTCAGCGTCGTCTGCATGGTGTAGACTTTGGCACCGATGGTGACAGTCTCGGCGTCGGCAAAGTTGGCGGAACCGGTCAGGACCGCGACGGCCTTGGTGGAATTGTTCGGAGTGACGCCGAGCGTCGCCTCCTTCATGCGACGGATGACAACCAGGTCTGCTGAGGACATGTTAAATCTCCACGAAGTCGTAGTAGAAAGGTGTGCTCAACTGAGCCCTTACCCATCCGTCCCGTTCAACCTTATCGTTGTACAGGTCCGGAACCATTAGATTGACTGCAGGTGCGGCGTGAACTGGTACCGCTCTAACAATCTTGGATCGAAACATGCTAGCAGCTTTGTCGGCCAGCTTCAGTAGGCGTGTGGTGCCCTGAGCTGGTTTTTGGTATACGGTGAAAATTGCCAGACCTATTTGGCGATAGCAGCCGTTGGTCACAGTGGTCTTCTTGGCGTCTCCGAACGTAACAGTGAATTGGACGTATTCGTCGTACAGATCCGAATTGAACGCGACGTTGTCGAACTGGATAGCCGTGTCACACCACGTATCTTGTACGTACTTCTCCAGATTTTTCTGGATCAGATCGTACTTCACGATATTACCACCGACGCTATCGCCACACGCAGTACTCCGTACGGAGCTTGATTGGACCATCCGTATTCGATGCGTTCAGCGTACGGCTGATTGTTCGAAATCACTACGTTCATTCCAAGTTTGAAGCCCTTCGGCCATCTGAACGCCGCACCACGGATCGGATTCAGCGGAGTGCGACCGTTCGTCACATCTTCTCTAGCGTATTCGAAATTCACTCGCCAACTGGCTCGGAAGGCACCAGTATACACCGGTGAGAGTTTTACGGCCTTCCTGAAGATGGCACCCGTAAACTCTTTCACCTCTGCTTCTGCTAAATCCTCTAGATCCTTTGTTGTAGGCCATCCAGAGGATTTAGTAGAATAACTGATCATGACAATCTCATGTGGACTTCCGCTATCGCGACCTGATCACCTGCCATCACGTTGTTCGAAAACATGGTGCGATACTGAACGTCGCCCACTCTAATCAGATCATTGACCGTCGGCACCTCGTTCGGTAGCAGTAGAGAGTTGCTGTCGACCGGAAATACAATGACGCGAAAATCTGAAGCCTTGATTCGGTCGCCGTCAATCTCTTTTTGGCTGTACCTCGACATGTAAATCTTCACGTCGGCTTCGGTTTCCGGATACCTCGGCGTGGTGCCCGGAATGTGCTTCAATATCTCTCGCTTCACTATCTTGGCATCGATCAGGAGATCTCCGAATGCTCTCCGAGCTGTGGCTACGGCCTTGAGGACTGTATCCTTAAGCACGGAGCAATCTCACTGTTCGAATTTGCTTGGAACCTGGAAGTAGGGGATTTTGGAAAGTACCCCAACCGCGCAGGATGAGGGCGACGATGTCCGGAAAGTACTTGTCCTTGGTGCCACCGGCACCTTCGTTGAAGTCAATTTCCAGTGGGCCGACCTTGATCGAATCAAATTCGGAGTTTTGACTGACCGAAATAGCCCCGTCGTTTGCCATCGACCATATCACCATCTCACACGTCGCCTCGACCACCGGCCGAGGAAACACTGTAGCGTCGGTGTTGATCAAGCGCCCGTCTATGTAGAGGTTGTACCTCGGATGGGCGAGAACTTGATATGGGTAATTGTAGTAACGGTCGCCCTCCCACTCACAGAGCGAGTCGAGCAACCGTGACATGTTGACGAGGTATTTGGCCTGCTCTTCAGGCGACAGAGCGTCCCACGCCGCTTTGGCTTCGGCAGTGGAGCGCTCTTCCACGTAGGCGCTCATCTCTTCAATACTCGCGTACGAGTTACATGTCAGAGAGAGCGGCTCGTTGTCGACGATCAGAGCCATGGCCGTCGCCGATCAGTTGACCTTGACTTCGGTGGCTCGCGCGATGCCCAGTTCACTGAAGATGGCCATCGACGAGTAGAAGCGCAGGCGCGTGATCGTGTCGTTGGAATCTTCAGCTTCACCGACGAACGACACGAAGATGCCGTTCTGCGAGGAACTGGTCAGACCCGCGATGCCGGTCTTGCGGGAGCCGTCGTCGAAGTCACCGGCGTAGATGCTGGTGATGCGGTCGCTGCTGCTGATGGTGACCGGAATCCAGTCATTGCGGAAGATCGGCACACCGCGGTAACCCAGCATGTTGCGGGTCGTGCCGTCAGGCATGGTGATCACTTCCGTGATGTTCGCACCGCCGAGAGCCCGCAGAATGGTCAGATGCTTGCGAATGGCCTCGTCGTTCATCATGAAGAAGTCGACGGCACCGTCCTTGGCCTTCACGTTGCTCATCAGCTCGTCGAGGATTTCGAACGAGTAGACGGCGGAGTTCTTGTCGAACGACTGGGCCGCCGGCATGAGCTTGTCCAAACCGTCGAATTCGAGCGGATCGACCGCAGAATCGCCCAGGATCAGCTGACGCTGATACTCACGACCCAGGCCCTTGGCCTTGGACGCGACTTGCACGCCGCGCTGGTCGTTGTTGTTGCTCATCGTGGTTTCGATGAAGTGATCGACGAGCGCGTCACCGATCAGCGCCTTGAGAGGCGTGGTGACCGGGGTGAAGGTCGCCGGCGTCTTCGCACCAGCCGGAATTGCGTTGGCACCACCGCCGACACCGACCGGAGCCACGCCACCGATGGCGTTCTCACGGGTGTAGAGGAGTGCGTTGCCGACGATCTGATCGAATGGCCAAAACGCGTAGATTTGATTGACGGTGACGATCGATTCGATCACGCCCTGGATGAGCGGATTCTGCTGAATCTTCGCCGCTTCGACGAGAGTAAGTGAGGGCATGATGCCTCCGGTGGATGATTGAAGTGCCGACCTCCACCGGAGGGTTCCTCACAACTTGCACGTCTACCCGACGTACTGGTCGATTGGATTAGTTGGCGTTCCGCGGTCCCCGAGGTAACGCTCTGTACGTATTATAACACGGATGTGTCTCCACGTACAATGAATCGATCCGGGGAATCAGGTGGCCGACAACTGAC